AAGCGTTGCATTTTTCCATCAAGGGGTTGAGAAGCGCACACAAGCAATAAGCACCTCAACAAACACAAACGCACAAATAGATTACGTTACAGTAAGTGGTCAAGACAACAACGACACCTATGAGGAACGAGTATTAGCTGATGGGGGTACGCTTGAAACTTCAAGGTGTTTAACAGATTTTTTAAGGCAGTTAGATATAGGACTTGTGGATGAGGTTTATGTAACGTCCTCAACAGGCACAGAGGTTATCAAAATACTAAGCACAGAGGAATGTAAGTACGAACCATACAAGGTTACATTTGTAAATAAGTATGGCGCACTTCAAGACCTTACCTTTTTTAAGAAATCAGTAGAATCAACCAACGTAACATCTGAGCAGTTTAAGGCATCTATATTTGACCAAAGTACCCTAAGCTACAAAACACATCAACACCAACAACAAGCGTTTTTAGCACAGGGCAAAGATAGAATCACAATGAATACAGGATACGTCAACGATGATCACAATTCTGTAATAGAAGAGCTGTTGCTTAGTGAGCAAGTTTACTACACAGAGATTACAGAAACAGCAGAGGTTGTGATACCTGTAATACCTTTGACAAAATCTGTAACATACAAGACGAGTGTAAACGACAGACTTGCAAACTACACAATAGAGTTTGAACACGCTTTTGATAAAATTAATAATATAAGATAGTGCAAAACATTCAGCTATTTATAGAGGGGCAAAGAGTAGATATGTTCAAGGATGAAAGCGTATCTATCACTCAGTCTATCCAAAACGTTAAGGATATTGCTAAGGTGTTCACAGAGTTTACTAAAACTTTTACACTACCTGCATCAAAAGCAAACAACAAGATATTTAAGCATTACTATAACTTTGATATCACAAATGGCTTTGATGCAAGGGTAAAAAAAAGCGCTACACTTGAACTAAACAACTTGCCATTTAAAAAAGGTAAGATCAAATTAGAGGGTGTAGATTTAAAGAATCGTAGACCAAAGTCGTATCGTATAACTTTCTTTGGTAATACTGTAACCCTTAAAGATTTGTTGGGGGATGATAAACTTAACCAACTTACAGCATTAAATAATTTTAGTGAAAACTTTGGGGCTACTGACATTGAAAGAGGTTTAAAACGTAATTCGTCAACTTATCAAACAGGCACAGTTGATACAATCATTGGTTCTAACATTACAGATAGTAGTGGATTTGGAAGTGTTAGTACAGGGGATCTAATTGTAAACACAACAACAGGCAATACCACATTTATATCAAATGCATCAACATCAACAGAAATTGTATTAGATGAACAGATATTTACAGTTGGTCAAGCGTATGAGATATCAAATCACGTTTTAGTGCCACTCATAACCCACACATCAAGACTTACATACGATAGTGGCGAAAACATACAAGGCAATGGCAATTTATTTTATCAAGCAGGAACAAGTGTTACATATCATCATGGGGTTGCTTGGAACGAATTGAAATACGCTATTAGATTGCAAAAAATTATAGAAGCAATACAAACTGAGTATAGCATAACTTTCTCGACCGATTTCTTTACTCAAACAAATACTGCTTTTTTTAATTTATATATGTGGCTGCACAGAAAAAAGGGTGTTGTTACAAGTGGCGGTCAAGTTGCAAGTTTTACAAAAGTAATTGATGGTTGGTCAACAGCAACAGGCGATACAGCAGATATGATAAACTCGTCAACTATAAAAATTACAAATGACAATTTTATTGACGATTTTAGATTGACCCTTACACGATCTGATACCACACCCTTTGACTTGACTTTATTTAAAAATGGTAGCTCAATACATACAATCACAAATCAAACAGGCACAAGCATTTCATTAGATATTGATTCAATAACAACTGTTAATGACGATGATGAGTTTTATGCTGTGTTAACATATCAATCAGGCACTACATTTAGTCAAATAGAGTGGTCAATCGATTTCACAACGCCAAGTGGTAGTGATGTAGATAGATTCCAAACAGGAACTTTCACAACAACAGCAGTCTTTGAATTTGCAATAACAGAACAAATACCTGAGATAAAAGTAATAGACTTCTTGACAGGTATATTTAAGATGTTTAACCTTACTACTTTTGTTGAGGATAGCGGGACTATATACGTTGACACCTTAGATAACTTTTACACAAATAAAAAATCAACAAGCACATCATACGATATAAGTCAATTTGTTGATGTAGATTCATCGCAGGTTAATGTAGCTTTGCCTTACAAAGAGGTATCGTTTAGCTTTGAAGATACTGATACGTTTTTTGCAGAATCTTTTAATCAACTTCAGAATAGAGAATGGGGCAAAGCAGAAGCTACAAACATAATATCTTTATTGACAGGTGCAAATGAAACGATAGAGGGTTCTGAGTATAATGTTGTTGCACCTTTTAGCCATTTTCAATTTGAAAGACTTATCAATCTTAATGACGACAGTCAGACAGATATTCAATGGGGTTGGTCTGCTGATGACAACCAAGAAAGCTTTATTGGTAAGCCATTGGTATTTTATCCTGTACACGAAAACCCAACACAGAGTATAAGTTTTATAGATAATGTAAGCTCAACAGGCAGTTATGACGACCACAAACAAATTTCAGTAGCTGTATCAATGCCATCAAATAGTGTTGCTTTCGCATCAAGCACATCTACTGCTAATATCAACTTTAAGTTAGAGAAAAACGAATATACAGGCGATAGCAGTTTTACAGGTACGTTGTTTCAAAACTATTATAACAGTTATATTGCAAATGTGTTCAATACAAAAAACAGACTTACAAAAGTAAAGGCATATCTACCCCTTAGAATACTTTTAAACTTTACACTTGCTGATAGGTTTGATATCAATGGTAAAAGGTATAAGATTAACAGCATAGACACGAACTTAGCAACAGGCGAATCAAACATAGAACTATTAAACGAATTATGATACAGAATATCTTAGAGTTACTACCCTATGTAAAAGATGGCTCGGAAAACATCCGGATAGCTAAAGGACAGAACTATCTACCTAAGAACTTAAAACAAGCATTTACTCAAGTTAAAAAAGAAATAAAATGGCAATCAAAAAAACAATCATAATTGATGCAAACACCGATGGTGCTGAAAAAAGCATTGACAAGTTAAAAAAGAGTACAGATAATCTAACCGAAAGTACAGATGAGTTATCAGGTAGCTTAGATAAAGTTACAGGTGGTGCAATCACAAAATTTAAGGGATTAATGGTTAGTGTCAAAAATGTAGCTAAAGGTTTAAAGGGGCTAAGAGCTGCTGTAATATCCACAGGTATTGGTGCTTTAGTTGTTGGCGTTGTTTCTTTAATACAGGCATTTAAAAGGTCAGAAGCAGGGCAAAATAAGTTTTCAAAACTTATGGGGATGATTGGCGCTGTTACAAGTGTGCTATTAGACAGGATGGCTAATTTAGGTACTGCAATAATTAACGTATTTACCAATCCCATTCAATCACTTAAAGATTTCGCTGCAAATCTAAAGAGCTTTGTTGTTGATAAAGTCAATAACGTACTCAATGGCATAGGACTTTTAGGAAGTGCAATTAAAAAAGTTTTTACAGGCGATTTTAGTGGTGCTTTAGCTGATGCAAAAGATGGATTTGTTGCTTTAAATAATGAATTGAACCCTGCTGTAATTGTTACTAAAGCGTTAGTTAAAGAAACTTCTAATCTTGTAAAAGAGATGAAAGAGGAAGCTAAGATAGCAGGTCAAATAGCAGACCAAAGAGCAGAAGCCGATAAACTTGAAAGAGAATTGTTAGTAAGTAGAGCAAAGGCAGATAGAGAAAGAGCTGAACTTTTAGAGAAAGCAGTAGATAGGGAAAACTTCACAACACAACAGAGAATTGAATTTTTAAAAGAAGCCGGCAGGGTTGAGGAACAAATCACAAATCAAGAGATAGAAGCTGCAAGATTAAGACTTGAAGCTAAACAAGCTGAAAATGCTTTGGGTTTATCTACTAAAGAAGATTTAGATGAGGAAGCACAATTAAAAGCAAACCTTATACAGTTAGAAACAGCAAGACTTACAAAACAAAAAGAAGTAACATCTCAAACTATTGCATTAATAAACGAACAAAGAGCAGCAGAGAAAGCAATACAAGATGAAAAAGATGCCGAACAAGCAGAGAGAGACCAACTTGAGGCAGAAAAACAAGCACAATTAGACGCTGATAAAAAAGCAAGAGATGAAGCTATACTTGCAGCTGAATTAGATATTGAGAATCGTAGAATAGCAGCAAAGAAAAAAGTAGTTGACCAAGCCATAGCGTTGTTCGGTGCTGAAACAGCAGCAGGTAAAGCAGCACTCATAGCTAAGCAACTTTTGAACGCTCAAGAACTAATTGCAGAAGCTCGTAAGACTGTAACATTCGCATCTCTTTCAGCTTCAAGAGCATCTACCGCTATTGCAGCAGGTACTGCTGAAACTGCTAAAATTGGTTTTCCTCAAAATATACCTATGTTGATTGGATACGCATTGCAGGCAGTTGGTATCATTGGTGCAATCACTCAGGCAGTAGGTAAGTCAAAGAGTGTAGCAGGTGGTTTAGGGGGTGGCTCTGCACCATCAGTAACACCCACAGCACCAAGAGCAGCAGCGCAATCACAATCAGTACCCCCTGCATTTAACATTGTAGGCGCATCTGATACTAATCAGTTAGCAGAAGCAATAGGTGGTCAAGCACAGCAACCTGTCAAGGCGTTTGTAGTGTCAAACGATGTAAGCACAGCACAGGAATTAGATAGAAACATCGTAGAGGGTGCATCGATAGGATAAATACAAAAACTAAACTAAATACGTTATATAGATATGCGAATTGTAGAACTGATTTTAGACGATGAAGAAATCACAGGGATTGAAGCGATTTCAGTTGTAGAAAACCCTGCTATTGAAGAAGAGTTTATCGCACTTAAAAATGAAGAGATAAAACTCGCAGAAGTATCTGCTGAGAAGCGCATCCTACTCGGTGCGTTACTTATCCCAAACAAGCCCATATACAGACGTAAAGGCGATGAAGAGTATTACATATACTTTTCAAAAGATACAGTAGAAAAGGCATCACAGCTATACTTACAGAATGGCAATCAGAACAAAGCAACATTAGAACATCAACATAGCATTAACGGACTAACATTAGTAGAGAGTTGGATAGTAGAAGACGAGAAACACGACAAAAGCAGAAAGTACGGACTAAATGTACCTGTGGGAACTTGGATGGGGGCTGTAAAGGTCAACAACGAAGAGATATGGGAACAGTTTGTAAAAACAGGAAAAGTTAAAGGGTTCTCTATTGAAGGGTACTTCGCTGATAAGATGGAACGCCCTAAAGAACCTATTAATGACTTTGATGAGGACGAAGCACAGGATATGCTTAAATACATCCGTAGAATCGTTAAGCAAGATGGCAGATACAAAGATGGCAAAAAAGAGGAATTAGAATCTTACTCTGATTATCCAAGTGGTGTAAAGAATAACGCAAAGCGTGGTATTGAACTTAACGAGAAAGTAAACAACAAATGTGCTACTGATGTAGGGAAAATTCGTGCAGCCACCCTCGCAGCAGGACGTCCTGTATCGAAGGAAACGATAAAGCGCATGTACTCATATCTAAGCAGAGCAGAAGAGTACTACGATGAAAGCGACTCAAAAGCGTGTGGTACTATCTCATACCTTCTATGGGGTGGTAAGGCAGGTAAGCGTTGGGCTGAAAGCAAGTTAAAAGAATTAGGCGAAATAGAGTTAGAATCTATGGTAGTCAATGAGAATATAGCTATTATTGACGATAGAGTTGCTTTTAACACCAAAGAGAAAGCATTAGAGATAGCTAAGGACTTAGGTTGTGAGGGTTATCACGAACACGAGTTTGAGGGACAAACATGGTATATGCCTTGTGAATTTCACAAAAAAGAAGATATGGCTTACCACAAATGCCCAAAGGGCTATAAGAAAAAAGATGGTAAGTGCGTTAAGATGGCTGAGGTTGGCGAACGTGGTGGTATCAAACGCTCAAAGAAAGCCCCTAAGTCAGACACCCCAAACCCAAAACCCAAAGGTAAAGGTACAGCTAAAGGCGATGCTTCCACAACAAGGGGCGCAAAGGTATCTAAAAAAGACGAAGCTACCCTAAAGAATAAGTCAGACGATTTCAATAAAAGATACAAAGACAAGTTAGGTTATGGTGTAAACGTAGGTATGCTTAAAGCTGTGTTTCAGCGTGGTTTAGGTGCATTTAACGTATCGCATAGCCCAAGAGTTAAAAGTGCTTCACAGTGGTCTTTTGCTCGTGTCAATGCGTTTTTATATTTAGTTAAAAATGGCAGACCTCAGAATCCTAAGTACACAGGGGATTTTGATTTACTGCCTAAAGGACACCCAAAGAAAGATGGCTAAAAGAATAGACTATATTAAAGTGTTAAAGCCAAAGGTACGCAGAAAGGGTGTACACGCTAAAACCAAAATGAGTAGTGTCAAAGGCTCAAAGCTATATAAGAAAAAATACAGAGGTCAAGGAAAATGATTAAACGACTGAAACGATTTATCACACCATCAAGGACAAGCCCTAAGTCATCAAGGCGTGGGTGTTTATGTGAAGATAATACATATCACGTTAAGTGTTGTGATGGCTCATTAAGGGCGCAAGGAATTGGGAAAGTTTAACCCAAAATACAAATTAATTTTTAAATACGTTATTATATTATGAAAGCGACAGAAATTCTAAGCAAAATCAAAACCTATCTTGGTGAAGATACTGCTGACATTGTAGAAAATGTTGAGCAAGACCAAGAGGTTAAAGTAGAGTTAGCGCAAGCAAAACTTGAAAACGGAACTGTCCTTGAAGCGGAAGCGTTTGAGTCAGGCAAAGAAATCTTTATCCTTACAGACGATGAGAAAGTGGCTGTTCCTGTTGGCGAATACCAAATGGAAGATGGTCAAATCCTTGTTGTTCAGGAAGAGGGTTTGATTGGCGAAATCAAAAAAGCCGAAGCCAAAGAGGAAGAGGAAGTGGAAGCATCTGAGGAACAAGTTGAAGAGCAACTTGAAGAGGAAGAAGTTGAAGCTAAGTACGCAACTAAGGAAGAGTTAGCGGAAGTAAAATCATTGGTTGAGGAAATCAAGCAGATGATTGAAAAGAAAGAGGAAATGAGCGAAGTAGAAGAGCAAGTGAAAGAGGAACTATCTGAAACACCTGCTGCCGAAGCGATCACTCATAACCCTGAGCCACAACAAAAAGTTAATCTAAAGTTTGCTAAAAACAGAAAACTAAGCACTTTGGATAAAGTAATGTCAAAAATTGTTAACAGTTAAATATAAATAAAAATGCCAAATCCAACTATTACAGGTTCAAGTTATGCAGGGGAATTTGCGGGAAAATATATCGCTGCAAGTTTGTTCTCTGCAAAAACTTTAGATGAAGGTGCGATTACAATCCTACCTAACATTAAATTCAAAGCTGCTATGAAAGTAGGTGCGTTCTCAAATCTTGTACGCTCTGCTGATTGCGACTTTGATTCAACTACATCAGGTCTTACTCTGACTGAGAAAGTACTGAGCCCCACCGAATTACAAATTAATCTCTCTGTTTGCCGAAAAGAGCTGCACTCGGATTGGGAAGCTGCCCAAATGGGATTCTCTGCTTTTGATGAGCTACCACCATTGTTCTCTGACTTTGTTATTGCTCGTGTAGCTGCTGAGGTTGCACAAGCTACTGAAAACTCTATATGGGGTGGAACAGCAGGGGAAGGAAACTTTGATGGTTTTAAAACACTTTTACAAGCTGATAGTGATGTAATTGATGTAACAGGAACATCTGTTGATGCTTCAAATGTTATCGCTGAGCTTAACAAGATTATTACAGCAATCCCAAGTGGCGTGTATGGTTCAGACGACTTAGTGTTGTATGTATCAACTTCAATCGCTAAAGCATACATCCAAGCACAAGCTGCTTTAGGATATAGAGAACTTTATAACGTAGGGCAAACTGAGATGAACTTCCAAGGGATTCCTATGTTTGTAACAAGTGGATTGAACACTAACAATGCAGTTGCTGCTCGTAAGTCTAACCTATTCTTTGGCACAGGTTTGCTAAATGATAGAAATGAGGTGCGTGTCATAGACACCGCCGAGACTTTAGGCGACCAAAATATCCGCTTTGTAATGCGTTACACAGCAGGTGTACAGCATGGTATTGGTGGCGATATCGTTCTTTACTCGTAATCAATAATTGTCTAACTTAAAAGGGGTGGGTAAGCCGAGTGCCTACCTACCCTTTTTTATTAAAATAAAATAATATGGCATGTGCAGTAACAAACGGACGTAGTTTACCATGTAAGAGTGGTGTCGGTGGTATAAAGTTTGTCTTTATCGCCCCTTATACTACGACCACACGAGATTTAGTTGTTGATACTGATGGCGATGTTACTTTAGATGGTTCGGTCAATTTTTTTAGATACGATGTTAAAGGAAACTCATCACTTGAAACAGCAATAAATTCAAGCAGAGAAAATGGCACGACTTTTTATGAAAGCTCGTTGAACCTTACTCTGACTTTTTTAGATAAAGCAACGCAAGAGCAGATCAAGCTCTTAGCACATGGACGACCACAGATTGTCGTTCAAGACTATAATGGCAATAACTTTTTAGTAGGTAAAGAGCATGGTGTCGAAGTAACAGGCGGAACAGTTGTTACAGGTGCAGCTATGGGTGATCTATCAGGATTCACTCTAACAATGACAGCACAAGAAACAGCACCACCATTTTTCTGTACTGCTGCACCTACTGATGACGCTTCAAGTCCAATTAATCCTACACCTTAATATATTTTTTGTATATTTGCGTATAGTTTTTTCATTAAGTTTGGTTTAGTTAAATATGGGGGGTGTAAAAGCCCCCCTTTTTTATTACACAAAATTTATAATCTATACGTTATATAAGTATGCATATATTGACTACATCGACAGGTTCTCAAAGTATTGATGTAATACCACGCAGGGCTGTATCAGGTGCATTGTCAATGTTTGTAAGAAACGAATCAACGAACATAGTCACTGAATATACAGCAGGCCAAGATTGGGATACATATACAGCTACGTTTAGTGGTTCACAGGTAGAGTGGGATGGTAGTGGGTTTTCGTTTTCAGAGGGTTCTACTTTTTTAAGAATAAATAATAAATATACCCTTACAGAAGATACATACTATTCTTTTGTATTGCAGGATACAGTAGGTAAGATATTTAAAGGTATGATGTTTTGTACAAATCAAACAATAAATCAAAGTACTAACTCATACTATCAGATAAACAAAAACCAATATGTAACACACTCTGCTGATAACGAGTTTATAATACTATGATAAAGTTAACTACATCAACGGATGCTCAGACCATAAAGGTTATACCACGCTCGTATGCAACGAATGTGAGTTTGATATTTAGGGATGACTCTACAAACACATCAGTTACATACACATCATCTGCTACCACGAACAAAAATCACTTAGTTATCAGTCAAGCTCTTGCTCTTAAAGAGGGTAGGTTTTATGATTTAACAATAAAAGAGGGTACAAGCGTTATATATAAAGACAAAGTGTTTTGCACAGATCAAACAGTTGACCAAGACACGAATAACTATTATACAGTTAATCAAGGGGAATACACAACAGAAACAACCTACGATAACGATTATATTATATTATGAAAAACGATTTAAGAATAGTTAACCTAAGCACCTACACAAGCCCTACTGTAAAAGAAGTACGGAATCAGGAATTTGTGAGCTATGGCGATGATAACAACTACTTTCAATATCTTATAGATAGATACAATGGTAGTCCTACTAACAATGCTATCATAAACGGAATTAGTGAGATGATATACGGTAAAGGGTTGGATGCTACTGATAGCAACAAAAAACCTGACCAATATGCACAGATGGTGTCTTTATTTAATGATGATTGTGTGCGCAAGTTAGTTTATGACTACAAACTGATGGGTCAATGTGCTTTACAAGTGATTTATTCTAAGGATAGAAGTAAGATTGTAAAACTTGAACACATACCTGTTGAAACATTACGAGCTGAAAAGTGCAACGATAAAGGCGAGATAGAAGCGTATTTTTATTTTAATGATTGGTCTAAGTACAAGCGAAGTAGTGAACTTAAAAGAATCCCTGCTTTTGGTACATCTAAAGAGGGTTTAGAGATTATGTACATCAAACCTTATAGAGCAGGTTTTAAATACTATTCGCCTGTTGACTATCAAGGTGGTACTCAATATGCAGAGTTAGAGGAAGAGATAAGCAACTATCATTTAAATAATATAATGAATGGTCTTGCACCATCTATGCTTATTAATTTTAACAACGGAACACCTGACCCTGAGCAAAGGGAACTAATCGAAAGACGTATCTATGAGAAATTTAGTGGCAGTAGCAACGCAGGTAAGTTTATCTTAGCTTTTAACGACAACGCTGAAACTGCTGCTGATATACAACCTATCCAACTTTCAGATGCGCATAATCAATATCAATTTCTAAGCGATGAGAGCGCACGTAAGATACTTGTATCACACAGGGTAGTGTCCCCTATGCTTTTAGGAATTAAAGACAACACAGGGCTTGGAAACAACGCAGACGAGCTTAAAACAGCTACCTTGCTAATGGATAACACAGTAATACGTCCATTTCAGCGTTTGCTTATAGAGAACTTTGACCAAATCCTTGCTTATAACAACATCTCACTTAATCTATACTTTAAGACCCTACAACCCTTAGAGTTTACTGACCTTGACAATGTAGCCGATATGGAAACACGAGAAGAGGAAACAGGGGTTAAAATGAGTAAAGAGGACTTAACTGATGAAGAGTTTGATATCATCCTTGACGATCTAAGGGGCGAAACAATATCTAACCGATGGGAAGCAGTTGACGTAAGAGAACAGAACGAGGATAACGAAAGTGTAGAGGATTGGGCTGTTAAGCACATTGAATCAAAGGAAGAAAAATTAGAAAAAAAGTCAATAGATTCTAAAAAGAGTGGGTTTAGCTATTTAGACAAATCCCTATACAAAGTAAGATACCGATACGCTGAAAAATACAGCTCAGGCAAATCAAGGCAATTCTGTCGTATTATGATGAGCAGAAGTGGTCGAGGTGTTGTGTATCGTGTAGAGGATATTGACAAAGCGAGTAATGCAGGTGTCAATAAGTCTTTTGGGCATAAAGGCAAAGCATACGATTTATTCAGATTTAAAGGTGGGGTAAACTGTGGGCATAGATGGGAAGAGGTCTTATATAGGCTAAAATCTAAGACTATGAAAAAAGTTATCCAAAATTACGATGAAGTAAACAAGATACCTAAGTCTTATGCACCTACCCCAAGAGGATATAAGGATGCAGAGAAAGCACCAAAGGATATGCCAAATAACGGACACCACCCAAATTATAAAGGATAATGGCAACAGCACTATTTATATCACGTACAGACCTTGTTAAGAACAGCATCATTGATGGTAATACTGATACAGATAAGTTTATACAATTTATCAAGATTGCACAAGAGATAGAAATACAAAACTATTTAGGTACTGACCTTTACAATAAGATTAGTGCAGATATCGTTGCAGGTACACTTGCCGGTAACTATTTAAGTCTTGTCAATGATTATGTACAGCCCATGCTTATATGGTGGGCGCAAGTAAACTACCTACCTTACGCTGCATATCAAATTAAAAATGGTGGTGTATTTAAGCACACATCTGAAAACGCAGAGAGCGTAAGTAAGTCTGAGGTTGATTACTTAGTGGCTAAGGCACGAGATACAGCAGAGTATTACACTCGTAGATTTATTGATTACATGAGTTTTAATGATAATTTGTTTCCTGAGTACAGGTCAAACAGCGACAGCGATGTATATCCTGATACCGATTCACTGTTTAATGGTTGGGTGCTTTGAGATACAAACCAAAAGACAAAAACATAGTTAAACTAAAAAGATTTTTGCAAAAGACCGAAACTAAAGTATGGCAAATCTTGAAAACAAAAGGATAAAGGATACCTACGAGGGTTTAATCAAAACTAATGATAACAATGCTATCAGTAGTGAGGTTGAGCTTACCGATGGTGCAGGTAATGGTACAGGGGTTAGTGTATCTACTGATGGTCGTGTAGTGGCATCAGGTACAGTTTCTTTTGGTTCTTTAAAAGATACAGGCGAAAACATTACAATCACAAAGTTTGTTGATGAAGCAGATGGGATTGCAAGTAATGATAATGACACAACCATACCAACAACAGCAGCAGTAAAAAACTATGTAGATAGCACAGAAGTTAATTCTGTTACAAGCGTAAACACGCAAACAGGTGCTGTTGTTTTAGGTACTGATAATATCTCTGAGGGGTCAAGCAACCTGTACTACACAGAAAGTCGTGTAAGTGCAAACTCAAGTGTAGCTGCCAACACAGCAAAAAATACTTACCCCTCTGCTGATGCAACTAAGGTAGGTCATATCACAGTTACCCAAGCTGTCGATTTAGACACCTTAGAATCAAACGTAGCTACAAACAATGCTAAGACAGGAATTACATCACAACAAGCAACAGATATAACTACAAATAATGCTAAGGTAGGTATATCTACAAGTCAGGCAAACGCCATCACAGCCAATACAGCTAAGATAAGTTTTGATTCTACAAGTAGCTCAAAGTTATCAGGCATAGAAGCAAATGCCGATGTTACAGACGCTGCTAATGTTACTACTGCCTTAAATAGTATATCGGTAAAAGAGCTGTCGGATATATCTACGTCAAGCCCATCAAACAATCAGGTTTTACAATTTAAAACATCAAGCAATAAGTTTGAGCCAACTACCTTAACAAGTACTGCCCCTGTGGATAGTGTTAATAGCCAAACAGGTACAGTTGTGCTTGATACAGATGATATATCAGAGGGTAGCTCAAATATATACTTTACAGATGCTCGTGTGGCAGGTAATAGTGCAGTAACAGCAAATACTGCCAAAACAGGTATAACTACATCACAAGCAAACGCAATAACTGCAAACACAGCTAAGGTAGGAATCACTACTGACCAAGCAAATGCGATTACTGCAAACACTGCAAAGAACTCTTATCCATCAGGCGATGCCACTAAGGTAGGACACTTGACTGTAACACAGGCAGTAGATTTAGACACTATGGAATCTGACATAGCCACTAACAACGCAAAAGTCGGAATTACCACAAGTCAAGCCAATGCCATTACAGCTAACACTGCCAAAAATTCATATCCGAGTGGGGATGCTACAAAGGTTGGTCATATAAGCGTAACACAAGCTGTTGACCTTGACACGATGGAAAGCAATATAGCAACCAATAATGCTAAGATTAGCTTTGATAGTACAAGCTCATCTAAACTTTCAGGTATTGAAGCGAGTGCAGACGTAACAGACACAGCCAACGTAACAGCAGCAGGTGCGCTAATGGATTCTGAGGTCGATACTGACATCAAAACACTATCATTACCTGCTAACACAACCATATCAACCTTTGCAAAAACTATCTTAGATGATGCTGATGCTTCTGCTGTACGCACAACTATTGGTGCAGGTACATCAAACTTAGCTTTAGGTACAAGCTCAACCACAGCATTAGCAGGGGATACAACTACAATATCAGGAAGTCAAGCAAGTGCAATCACAGCGAACACAGCTAAAAATACTTATCCAAGTGCAGACGCAACAAAAGTAGGATTTATAAGTGTTACTCAGGCTGTTGATTTAGATACTTTAGAGAGCGATGTAGCGACTAACAATGCTAAAGTGGGCATAACAACTACCCAAGCTGATAATATCACAGCAAACAACGCTAAAATAAGTTTTGACAGCACGTCATCTACAAAGCTCGGTACTATTGAAGAAAACGCTGATGTTACTGATACTGCAAATGTTACAGCAGCAGGGGCTTTGATGGATAGTGAAGTAGATACTGATATAAAGACTTTAAGTTTACCTGCAAGTACAACTATCAGTACGTTTGCTAAGACGTTTCTTGACGATGCAGATGCAGCAGCAGTAAGAACTACAATAGGTGCAGGTACGAGTAGCTTAGTTTTAGGCACATCGGCAGGTACAGCTTTAGAGGGCGATACAACAATACCAACAAACAACAACCAACTTAGCAATGGTGCAGGATACACAACTAACACAGGCACAGTTACAGAGGTTACAGTTGGCACAGGGTTAGATGTTTCAAGTGGAACGTCAACACCTGCAATAAGTTTAGACCTCACTGAAATATCAGTAGGTACAGGTTTAGATACATCAGCAACAGGCATATCATTAGACTTATCAGAGTTTACAGATATGACTGCTGATATGGAAACAACTGACGAATTTATTGTGCTTGATAGTAGCTCAGAAAGACGTAAGGCAGTAAACGAAATCAAATCAACTCTATTCAGCAACAATGACCTTTACAAAGTTATAGGTGTTGCCACAGACCATTCAAGTAGAGTTTTATCAGATAGTGGCACATCAGAGGGTGCTACGAGTATTATGCAAAATTTTGAAATTTTAATAGCGAACTAATGAGTTTATACGATAAAGCAAGTGTAGCGTTAATACCATCAGGAACTAAAGCGAGTAAATTATATTCAGTTTTACCTGCTAATGGCAATGGGGATTTTACACATAGTAGAGGTTCAACAGCAACAAGAGTAAACAAAGATGGGCTGATAGAAAGCGTTGCTACAAACGTACCACGTTTAGACTACCCTTTGACAAGTGGGGTGGTTGGCGATTGCCCTCATTTACTTTTAGAGCCAAGTAGAACTAATGACTTTGAGAGAACAGAAGAGTTTGACAATAGTTTTTGGTCTAAAAGCCAAGCGAGTGTAACAGCTAATGATACTGTTTCGCCGGATGGCTCACAGACAGCAGATAAATTAGTTGAAGATAGCTCTACAAACTTCCATAGGGTTTTTGTTTCGCCTACAACAACAACAGCAACATATACCTTTAGTGTTTTTGCAAAAGCTGATGAAAGAGAGTTTTTAGTACTTAGAAATAATTTATCAGGTGCTAATATAAATGCTTGTTTTAATTTAACAAGTGGTAGTATAACTTTCAATGGATTCAGTGGCGATGCTGAAATAGAAAATTATGGTAATGGGTGGTTTAGATGCTCAGCAACAGAAACAGACCCATCAGGTGGCGCTACTACATTTAGTATATTGCTATCTAATAGTGCAGTTACAAACAATACAATACCATCTTACACAGGCGATGGTTCAAGTGGTTTACATATATGGGGTGCGCAATTAGAACAAGGTAGCTACCCAACTTCTTATATACCTTGGGATGGCTCAGGAACTACAACACGCTCTGCTGATGCTTGTAATGGTTCAGGAACAAGTGCAGATATAAATAGCGAAGAGGGTGTTTTGTTTTTAGAGTTTGCGGCACTTAGTAATGATTTATCAGAAAGACGTATATCAATCAGTAATTCTTCAACAGGCAACGTAGTTAGAATAGGTTTTACGAGTGTAAGCAACAGAATTTTAGGCGTTATATTTAATGGTTCAAATCAAGCTGTGTTAACCACTGATTCTTACACAATAACTGATTTTCATAAGGTAGCACTGAAATACAAACAAAATGATTTTGCTTTATGGGTTGACGGCACAGAAGTAGCAACCGATTCAAGTGGTACTACGTTTGCTGCTGATTTATTAAACGAACTTGCTTTTGATAATGGGGGTGGTGGTAATGATTGGTATGGAAAAGTAAAACAGGCTTTGGTATTTAATAAATCATTAAGTGATAGCGAACTAACAACATTAACAAGTTAAGAAAATGGGATATCTATTTAAAAAATACGAGTTTAACTCACAGGAACAAGCAGAGGAAAAAATAGCTGCTTTGCCACACGATACAGACGATGAGGGTAATGAGTATTTATTGGGCAATCATACAATCGTAAAACTTGGTTATATATGGGTAACAGAACCTACCTTTGATAAAGAGGGTAATGTAGAAACTGAGGGCGTTGCATCTGATATGTACTCTGTTGATGTGTTGTGGAATGGTTTAGACGAATCGCCCTATGGTTGGAAGTCTAAAGAAATATCTGTTGAGGGTAATGGTGTACATACCTTTGCAGGGTGGAACTTTAACGAATAATAAAAATGGCAGAGTTATCTAAAAATACTAAATTCAGTATGAGTATAGAAACTATTGTATCTCTTGCAATAGGCATCAGTACTGTTACAGCTTTTTATTTTAGCTTAAAAGCACAGATTGATGAAGCTATGAAACTGCCTGAGCCTGTTATCTCACGACAAGAGTACGACCTAAAAGATAACGCCATCCGGAACGAGATTATGAACAATCGTGAGCTGATAGAAAAGAACTTTGAAAAACTTGAACTGATTGAGCAGCGTG